AATTTCTTCTTGTTTCACTTGCACTTAAACCAATATTGTCAATATATTTAGCTGAGATATAACCATGACTTGGTCCACCATATTTTTCATCAAGAATAATATAATCTTCTGCACTAAGACGTTTACCACTTGGAAATCTACCCAAACGCATTACATCTTTCCAAATACTTGGTGCTTTACGATTAGTACTAAATGGATGATTTAAACCAGTAACACCTTTATGATAACCCATTGCTGTAAGTTTCTCATAATCTTCTTTACTTAATTTATCTCCATATTCTTCAATAACACGACCTACAGTAATGTTTTGTTTATATCCTGCATAATCACCATCTTGAATAAATTGAACGTCTGGTGACTTCTCATAAAACAAATTAAGAGGATTCAATTGTTTAATCTTAGGAAGATCACCTTCTCTTTGAATATATACTTCTACTGCTTCAATACCTGCAATAAGAGCATCTTCAAATGTTTGATTCTTTACCCATTTAAGATTTAACTTTTGAGATATCATCTTCATAATCCTGGATACAGTTATTTCTTCTGCAATAGTTATATTTGCATACTTATCAAATATAGCTTTAGGATTACTTAATGTTTTATATTTTCTTTGATACTTATCTTGTATTTGTTGTTGTAATTGATCAAGTTCTTTTGGGTTTACATTAGCTGCAGCTGCATCTATTTCTAACTTAATTAACTCTTGTACTTTTTGTACTTCTAACTTAAAAATGTCATTAGTTAATCTATCTAATTCCATTTGTTTTTCTCTTTCAATTCTATTAGTAATCTCTGGAGAATTATTAACAACATCAAATGCAAATGGTCTATTCCATTCTTCACCTTTCATTGCATCAATAACATTGTGTGTTTTATTGTATGCATTAACAAATATTCTACCTTCATTAGAACCACCTAAACCTCTACATATATCTCTATATTCTTCTTGATCTAATTGGTTATTTTTTAAAGCATAGTTTTCTTCTATGCGATACCAGTCAAGATAAAAGTCATCTGCTACATTGCAGAAATAATTCATGGTTTTAATTCTCCAATTCTTATCTTTTTTACTTGTTGGTAGTCTTTGATTTTGATAACTTAACATAATTAATATTGTTTATATCTGTGTTTATACCATTTACCTAATTCATCTGATATATCATCATCTGCAATTAGATCTTCATTCTCGTCATCATACCATTCTTTTAGTTGAACCATTATACCCATAAGAGCCATGACTAAGTCATAGTTTCCATTTCTATCGTAGTTTATTAACTGTTCAATCATCAATTGATCTTCTAAACAATCTACATTTCTAATACCTTCTATCTTTACCTTTTCTCCAGATTCAGTATCATAATATATTTTGTTTATACCTCTTTTATCTAACCACTCATATAATAAATCTTCTCCAATTTGTTTATGTCTAGGAGTAGCCATTGAGTGACCAAATTGTCTTAAGTTAGTTTTAGTTCCTGGTAAATGTTTTTCCATTGTAAGAACTGGTGGTGTAAGTAATCTATCTAATTCTCCTCTTCTTAAAAAGAATGATAAAATACCACCATCTCTATCGTTCTCAAAAGTTATCTTAGCATTATAATATTTGCTGAGCTTAACAAGTAATTGATGTACATATCCTTGTGGGTTTATTTTTTTTCTTCCGTAATAAGTAGCTACTATCTTTTCATTTCCTATTTGTTCAGCATACTTACTTGTTTTAAATACAACAATAGCTGTCATTGATTTACCTGATTCTGTATTCATACCAATAGGGTCGACTGATATTAAATAAGCATCTTCAGGAATAACACCTCTTATTTTCATTGGTGCTTCATATCTAACTAAGCAACCTTCTTTTTCTTCTTCATTAAATGCAGTAGTAACAACAGGGTATAAATCATTAGGTTTAGGAATAAACTCAATAATACCTTCTCTTTCTACTAATTCACCAGGCATTCTTAAACCTGTAAAACCAGTTCTACTTTGCATTATTACATTCTGTCTTTCAATCAAATCTTCTGTTTGAAATCTACTACCAGTAGTAATTAAAAATGCTTCTGATGGAGTTTTACAACGTTGAGTAAGGAATTTATCATAATCTTTCTTAGTTCCATTAGGTGGTCTTTTCTGAATACGTTCTTTATTTAAATATAATTCAGCTACCCAAAAGAATGCATTTCCTTGTTTATCTAATCCTTTATATTCAGTACCATTAATTATTATTTCAGATCCTGGATTAAACCACATATCAGATACAAAGTATCCACATTTCTTATCACTAGGTTTATAATCATATATATTCTCATATTCAGCAATACCATTTGTTTCAGGAGAATTATAGATATTAGATAAATCTCTACTACTACCTTTCTTACCATTATCACCAACCATATCACCACCTGTTCCAAATAATATAGCAATACCACCACGATAAACAGAACCTACACGCATAGATTCTTTAGCAAATGTCCATGCATCTGATAAATTATCAATCTTACCTGCTTCTTCAAAATACAATCTACTAAGACCTTCCCCTGAAGCAGCATCTGGTTTATTATATAAAGAAGTTGTTTGTATTACACTTTGTCTTCCTTCACGTTCACCAGTTTTAGTATTAAATATACCAAATGTAAATTCACCATAATCTCTAGTCATTGACATTGTTTCATGTTTCCATCCACCATTATTGGCAGGTAACCCTGGATCTGTACGACCAAATGGAGTATACTTACTAATATGGTCAACAACATCCATTGCTTTTTCAAAACATAATACAGCATCACTACCAGTAATAGAAGCAATTAATACTTTAGCTTTATTTTTAAATGCAGTAATCCATACAGCACCAGCACCTGCTTTGTAAGAAAAACCTTTACGTCTTGATTTAACTACAGCCATGCTTTGTTTAAAGTCTCTGTGTAAGTTATATACCTTTGGATTTTCTCTTGCTTCTAATTCTTTAAAATAATAATAGTCCATTGCTAGAAAGTCAGGTAAGTCTTGTTCATCTTTAATTACATTACCATCATTATCTAATTCAATCTTTTTAACCCATCCATAATTAAGATAAAAATAAAACTCACCTGGTATTCTTATACCACAAGGTTTACCATCTATTATAGGTTCATATCCTTTTGTTATTCTGATAAATTCTTCTTCCCAAAAGTCATTATATGCTTTTGTTCCTTTAATATGTTTAGTATAAGTAGGTTTAACTTTAGTTCCTTTAGTTGCTCTAACACTATTCTGAAATGCTATACCAGCAGGTCTAAAATAGTCAGTATTTACAAAATGTAAGTAATCCCATAATAAGTTATCAACTGGACTATATAAACTAAACCTACTTAACTTACCATATATATTTTCTACATTTCTTAGTTCATCATATGGGATACTATTTCTTATATCTTCACTAGTAACCTCATAAGCTAACTTAGGATTTATAATTAATTTTTCTTTTCTAGTTGGACTTAATTTTCCATCTATATATAGTTTTTGAAGTTTATGAAGTTCGTCAGTAGTTTTGTACATAATTAACTATTCTTATTAATAAAATTATCTATAACAAAATTAGAGATAGCATCTTTGTTTGTCTCACTATCAAGTTCAATAATACTTTTTTCTACTTTCTTTCTCATTTCTATAATTGATTCTAATTGTTTAGATATTTTAGGAATCAAGTCAGATATTGTTTTAGCATTATCTAATACTTGTTTTTCCATTGTCATTTTTTTACTAATTAGTTCAATCCTCTTTTCAATGTCATCTTCTGTACTACCAGTTCTTTTTAATAAGTTATCTATATCATCAACAAGTCTATTAAATTCATTTATACCCTGTTTACTTTTATCTAAGTCATTAATCATACTGTCACATAACTTAATTGTCTTTTCAAGAGTTCTTGTTTCAGGAGTAGATTGTCTTTTTTTATACTCCTCAATACAATCAAGCATTGTTTTAGTAAATTTAACTTCCTTACCAAAAGATAAAGTCATTGCTTCTTTCTCTTTATCTTCCGCATTATATAAAGGAGATATTGGATCGTTAGCATACCAAATGTATTGAAGTTGTTTTACATAAGTACTTTTGTCTACTGACTTATCTTCTTGGTAAAGTTTTTTAAATGGTCCTAGATTTATTAATACAGGGTTTACTACAGGTTCATCATCTACTACATCAAATAGTTTGTGTGAAAAGTTCATAGTTAGTTAGTTAAGTTATTACTTCAGTTCTTTTAGTTTATAAAGAGTACTGTCAATTAAATCTAAAATAGCATCAGTTTGATTCATAAAGTTAGTAGATTGAGATACTGAATCTCTCATTGTTTCAACTTTCTTTCTAAGATCAGTAAGAAATCCAATAGGATCATAAACATTAGAAATAGTCATTGTAGTTGGATAAGAAGTAATCTTACCTTCTTGTCCTTGTAGTGTTTCAGCAATACCATCAGCAAGATCAGGCATTTCATCATAAAACGATCCTAAAGCCATATGTTGAGCATAACTAGGAGTCATAAGATGATAAATATGAACTTGTACTGCAGATTGTAATAACATTCCTACAAATTCTCCTTTGATTGATTTTCCGCTAAGTTTACCACCTGTTTGCATTTTACTCATCATGTTCATGGGCATTTTTAAAGGTTGCTTTGCCATAATAAATTATTTAATTTTAATTGTTTACACGTATTTATAATTAGATTAAGATACTAAATTATGAACAAAAGATGACTGATTTATTTCTAACAATCATCTTTTGTTAAATTTTTAATTATATTTAAATGTAATTAGTTGATAATTATATATTTATAGGTAATAAATATTTTTTATTTCATGTATAATTCAAGTTCTTTGGCTGCTTGAATAATAGATTCTTGAGGACTTACATCACTTTTATCAAAGCGATAAGAATTATGAGTGTATAATCCAGCTTGTCCTGATAATGCTTTTTTACTTACTTTAAACATATCTTCATAATTATATGTCAAAGGTATATTAAATCTAATTGCATTTAGTAATGTCCAGTATTTAGTTGCTTTAACTTCTGCATCTGTATACTTTTCAAAATACTTATATGTTTTATAGTTAAGTTCTACTGCTTTTTCACGAGGTACTTTAGCATCTGCCCATGAATATAAGTTACCATTCTTCTCAATAAGATTACCCCAGTTACAAATTTCCATACACACAGATGCTTGATCTAAAAGAGTATTATTCATAACCATAGTCTTAGTAGAATTCCAAATAAGAGGAATGTTATTAGATGTAAATGTTTTAGCATCACAACCAATAGAAGCTCCCCAAAATGATTCGTCAAACCCTTTAGATATAATACCATCATCTGTAATACCTATAGAAGTAGCCACGTGCGTTTTACCATCACTTTTCCACCATTCGAACATACCTCTTGCATTATCCCAACCTGCACTATGATGCCATATAATTTGTTTTTTAGGATGTACTTCTTTAAAGTAATAACCTTCAAAGTTCATATTAACTACTTTTAATAATTGATTATAAAGAGTAGTATAAGATTTAATACCAAATAAACCATCGGCAACTAAACCGTTTTTACTTTGATAATCTTTAATGTCTTTATAACCTAATTCATTAAGTAAGTTAAATAACATTACTTTATTAATTGTAGTACTATTTGCTGAAATTGGAATCATATTAATTTTTTAATTTAAATATTATAGATAATCTTGTTTTGGTTGCATTATTAAATACAAGTTCAGATGTAAATATAGCATCAGTTGCTCTTTTACCATTTGTATCAACTCTTACTTGAACATTTAATGTTTCACCAGGTTGAATTATTTTATTTCTTACTTCATCTAATGTAGTACAACCACAAGACGTATTTACATCTTTAATAAATACAGGTTGATCATTATGATTATGTAATTGAAAAGTATGCATGATTATAGAACCAATTACTTGATCAGGAAGATTTACAGTCATATCATCTATCTTAGTTGTGTTAGTACCAGATATAAGAGTTTCTTTTTTGTTTATCTCTTCTTTACCCATTAATGATTCAATATGTTTCCAGTCAAATGGATAACTTATTTTTTCAATATTATTTTCTAATGTATATATCCTTAATGTCTTTTTAAACTCTTCCCACTTATCTGCATCCATCATTTCAGGATAACATTGTCCACCACATTGTTTGTCTGCATACATTAAATTAGGTATAGTACAATGACATTCTTTACATTCTTTTTGTTCTATACATTCTGGATTTGATACATCCATTCTAAATATAATTTGCTCTTTAATATGTGGATCCATTTTTAAATAATCTGGTCCATATTGTTCTGTTAACATTCTAAGATTACCTTGAAGATAAGCATGAATGTTTTTCATTGTAATATCGTGTTTACCTGCTTTCATTATTTTAATATAAATTTAAATATTATACCAATTGCAACTGAAACTAATAACATTACTATTAATGCTAATATCCAGTTTTTAAATTGTATCCATAGATTAAACCAAAAATTAGGTTTAGTATTAATCATTTGTTTTTGAGTAATAACTGTATTGTTATTAAATGTAGTATCAACAACTCTAATTGTATCATGAATATAGAATGCTTCAGGTTGCTTGATTATTTTAAAGTTAAACTTATTATCTTTAGTAAACTGAAATAATGCTTCTATATTCTCTTGTTGTATTCTATAAGTACTATCTAATGCAAAATAAAAAGAACTATCAATTACTTCTCTAGTAGTATAAATTGTATCTCTATATTCAATAACTCTTTCATGTATCTGTGTATCTCTAGTTACAATTTTAGTTTCAGTTATTGTTTTTAATTCTGGATATCTATTTATAATCCTTTCTATTCTTTTTTTAGCACGCTCTACTTTACGTTTATGAGCTACATTCTGTGACATACAAGATGTTGTAATGGTGACTAACGTCACAACCATTAAGAGAGAAATTATATGTTTCATTCTTTATCAATATTAAAATAAGTTGTCAAAGCTGTATAATCCCACTGATACGCTGCTTCTCTAGCTAAATCTAAAGGATTAACATTTCTATTATTTAAATCATGTTGATATATAACAATAGTTCTTTCTAATAAATCTTCTAAATAAGGAATTCTTTTAAATAATCTAAATGTTAGATAATACTCAT